ACAGCCAGTTGCAGCACGAAATTATCAGTTTCTCAGCGACAGATTTGCATAACCCACGTCTGACCAACCCGCTGAACGTGGCTGTGGCTTGCTCCGGTACGGCGCACTTGTCATACCTAGCGGTTTTGTACCATGAACCAGATATCGCATTGATGAGTGCTGGACATAGCGGCTGTGTCGGCATACGCTTATCATGAAACATGTTGTATTGCAAGAATTCGCCCATAGTGCGTGAAAGCATAATTTTCCTGGCTTGGATTTTGTGTCCCTGGCTCTCCAACTCCAAAACATAGCTTACTGCGTCAGACCAACTGACACCCACCAGTATCTCGTCGTCGCCACAGCATCTAAAGAATCCGTTTTCGACTCTCTGGCCGACTGGTCCAAGTGCCAGTGTGGCTAACTTAGCATAGGCGGTATGTAATATGGTATTGTCACGCGCCGTGTCGCGCTCACCGCTTGACAGGCCTCGGCGGACTTTGGTCCCGTCGACCCAGTGATTGTAGTGTGCCGCAGCCATCCAATCAGCAGCCAGCGCAGTCTTCTTCATGCCTTTGGTTCTGTATATGTCAGCCATGATCTTGGAGACAGCATGGCGGCTACTAACATAATGCGTCATGTTGAAGTCACTGTAGTCCACGCATAATATGTGATCCATATTGGCACCCACAGCAGCAGTGGTTGCCTGAACGTCTGCTGGTCGTTGCCTCATGACCGCACCTCCCTGTGTGTACGTTTTCTCTATACCAGCAGAGGCATACGAAGCTATTAGATACGAGACATCATCAGCCGCTCGCAGTGGCCGTCTCTTGAGCCCGGGTTCATTTTTTGTAGCCGGTCTAGCCACTATCATGGGCTCATTAGCAAGCAGTTGTTCAAGATCCAACTCGGTATTGGACCAGACTGCTTTCTTGGACTTGGGCCACCCATTGGCCGCAGCCTGGCCCATCAACCGCCCAATTGGTGTATTGTCATGCTCCCGGATGGACGAAGTTCCAGTGGGCAGCCACAGCCCCCGCGTCCTCGCCCACTTCCCAGCATCCTGATCGATGCCTGGGAGATGTGGCAACAAGGCGTGTGAGAGTAATTGCCTCAGGACGCCTATGCAGTCCGCACGCCAGTTAGCCTTCGCTCTTGGCGGATTGGCTCCATATGTGTGTGGTTCGCCTATGGTACTCCGTTCCTCAACTTCAGCCAATTTGTCATGGCCACGCAGATCCCTACCAAGTAGTGTCTTGAATCGCGCCACTAGTACAGAACTGCCCAGCGCGCCACCATCCAACCGCCCAGTGCGCCGCCCAAGTTGTTCCAGTTCGGTTATCCCAAGATCTACCCAGTCAGACATAGGCACGCTCATGGCACGACAAGCGATGGCATGGTGTCCGGCGTCGGTCATGGTCCTGGCCCATAGCATGGCTGCAGCCACAGCATATTCAGCATAGCCTCTCTGTTTGGACAACCAGCCAAGCTCGCAAGTTGATAGTGGTCCAATGGCATTTAGTACGGACAGCATGGATACACGCATGCGTCCAACGAATCCCGCGGGTGCTTGCTCGAAACCTGCAGCCATGGCTGGTACAACCGAGACGTCCCGCTGTTGTTTAAGGCGGCAGCGGTTCCGCGGGTTGCTGAACCATGCAGCCCACTCTCCTGCCGACTTGTAACGCAGCCAGGCGTCCATGCCGGACAACCCAGGCCCAGCCACAAGCTTAATTATCAGGTGGCAGCACTTCGGGGGCACTTCAATCAAAGTGACCCTTCCACCGCCAGTTCTAGCGGCAAGCTGGCATCTTCTACATAAGCCATTTTGGATGGCTTGCCAGCGCCAACTTCCACTGAGCCGCTCGCCACCGCATCTGCGGCTTGTCGCGGCTCTTCGGGGACTGGAGCTTCGAATTCGCCTGGATCC